GCGCCCTGTAGCCCCGGAATCTCGATCTTCAGCCCCAGAAGCTTGATGCCCTGCGCGCGGTCCTCGATCCAGTCCTTGCGGCTCTGTAGATCGTCCCCGATACCCCGCATCAGTTCCTCGCTGATGCGGCTCAGTTCGCCCTCATCGATATCATCGACAAGATTGCGGAACCATTCCTTGGCATACTCGGCCTCGGACTGGCCCTCGTCACCGATCCCCTTCCCATCCAAGGAGACCGTGACCGATCCGTCCTCATGCTCGATGCGGAGGATCTCGCCACGGTCGTTCGTCTCAGCCTTGGGCTGGCCCTCATCGATCTCGACAACGACTCCCGGTCCTGCTTCCTCCGCTTCTGGCGAGGGAAACACCTGACGCAGGTTAGGGACGAGGCCCGGAGTCATCGGCATGGTTAGCCTCCTTCAACAGCAACCCGCTCCATCTCCACTACAAAGCGGCGGATTCCTTCCTGAGCAGCCATAGTATCATTGCGAGCAAGGATTTCATAGTCACGCTTTTCTGCATGGGGAGGCTGTCCCCATACATGCACGGTAAACAATCCAAGCCTCTGCGGCGTACTCGGCCTGATAACATCAACAGTCGCGCTAGCAAGAACCATGTATGCCTCCATCTGGTGCCGGATGCAGGAATCGAACCCGCGACAAACGGTTTACAAAACCGCTGCTCTGCCGACTGAGCTAATCCGGCGGCGCTTCACATTAACGCAGGTTTCCGTTTGGCAATAGATCGCTTTTCGCTCAATCCCCGTGTGGCACCTTGGACGGGGTCTGGTTCACCCCCCGGCGCCGGGACTGACGTTTAGGTGTTCTTCACTCTCTCGACATCTATAGCCCACCTGCCCGATATCGGGGGCCAGCCGCCCGTGCCAGACAATCCCTGTCTGGTAGGTCCGGGGTGTAACCCAGAGGCACACGGTTCATAGGGGTGGGTTGAAGCTTGGTCGAAAAGTCCTTTGCAGGCAAAAAGGCCCCGTATCGGGAGAGTGGACGGCGTTGATGTATCCCCCCGCGCTTCTCCTGCATCCGGCATCAGGGCCGTTCAGATCCGTCACGCGGGTGCCGCCATCTCGATGAGACAACAAGCTTGGGTCCGCAATCCTCCGGCTGCAAAGCCTTTGAGATCAGGGAGCCGGAACGACTCGCGCCGCCCAGTCGAAGCGGTACCTATACAATCCTCTGGCCGGGTCAAGCTCAAACCGCGTAGAGCGGCGGCGGCTGCGAGCCAATATGCCTCATCTTGTCGTCCAGATCAGCCGTCCACTCGGCCCCCCGGATGATCAAGCCAGTCTCGCGCAGGTGCTTCAGGGCCATGCTGACCGTATCCACGAGGTCGTCATGCTTCGCCTTGGGAAACGTCGAGCATTGCGTGATCACCATGTCCGACCATGACCGCTCGGGAGCGTAGATAAGCCCCTCTGCAAAGAGATGTTGAACGCTGTATAGCCTTGCCAACTTGTCCTGCCCCTTGGGATCGACAAGCTGCACGGCAAACGTCTCATGCCCAAACAACCTGCGGATCTCCTGCGCGACGCTGTGGCCTGCTGCCTTGTTCTCGATGAGGAGCTTGTCCACCTTGAACTTCCGCATCGTGTCAGCGACCTTGTTCACGAGGTCGTGAAGCTCCAGACGTTCCTGCCAAGCGAACATCATGATCGCTCGGGGATGTTCTTCCGTGTAGGTGCGGGTAACGGACGACATCATCTCGCCATTCGAGGAGACGGTCCGCGTCACCTGAGCCTTCCCTTCCCCGCCAGAGAAGATCCCCCATACCGTCATGGCGGACAGGTCATTGGCCGTCTTCGTCGTGTAAGCGGTATCCAGCGAGGCGATGATGTAGTCCACGCCCGGATAGTTGTCCTGATCCCATAGCTGCCACCACTCGCGCTTGATGACGCCACCACCCTTTGGCTCGGGACGTTGCTGCAACTGCCCCGCAGCCGTCCATGGCCCCATCTGCTTCTCAAGGATCGTGACCTCCTGCTCCCCGAACCGCTCGGGCCACAGAAGCTCTCCTGCCTCCTTGCGCGGATCTTGCCAGCCGATGCTGGTCGAATAGCTGCGCTCTGGCTCGTAGCGCATGGGAAGCATCAGGTGCGTCCACAGGCCAGACTCACGCGACAGGATATGCCCCGTCAGATCCTCCTCGCTCAGGCGCTGCTGGATCACGACGAACGCACCAGTCTTGGGATTGTTCAGTCGAGTTGATAGAGCACCGTCCCACCATTCAATGGTCGTCTCAATCGTCGCCTCGCTGAACGCTTCCTGCGCGGCGTTGGGATCGTCTACGACGATGATGTTGCCGCCCTCGCCCGTCAGGGCAGATCCGACCGATGTCGAGAGCCTGCTGCCGCCAATCGTGTTGTCGAACCTCGTCTTCGTGTTCTGGTCGCCTGTCAGGGCATACCTGTTCCCCCACAGTCCCTGATACCAAGGGCTTTCGATCAATCGGCGGCACTTGGTGCTATCCCTCAGGCTCAACTGCTGTGCGTAGCTTGCATGGAGGAACTGAACTCCCGCGCCAGAGGTATCCGTCATCCAAGGCTGCGCCCATACCCATGCAGGAAACGCCACGCTCGTCAGGCTCGACTTCGCACACCTTGGCGGGATGTTGATGATCAGTCGCTTGATGTCCCCATCAGCGACCGCTTGCAGATGCTCCGCTACAGCCTCGATAGGCCAGCCCTCGGTGAATGGCGCGGGATCAATATGCCGCCATCCACGACGCAGGAATTCATACAGGCTGTCTTCACACTCCGTCCGCTCGATATCACGGAGCATGTCATCGACATCGATCTTATGCCCATCAATCTCAACGAACGGCATGTTGAAAATCCTTCAAAGCATAACATCCTGCTCAGGGGTTACATGCCATCTGGCTGGGCATTGAAACGAATCCCATCTGGCAGCCATCTTTGACGCATCCTTCCCCCTGTTATGGTTCCTAGCAATATCCGTGCTGTCAACGCTTGCAAATGGATATTTAGACCCAGACAAATTCATACCTCTAAGCAAATGAATCCAGACAGGAGCTGGGCCATTGCCGCAAAGTGCATTCATGGCCCTCTCCATTTGCCAATGCCATTTGTCATCTCCAACAGTAGAATACTTTCCAGAAGATCCGATGCATATACGGGGCCATTTTTCAGCAAGTCTCAATAGCCTAGATATGGATTCATGCATGTGCCAAACGGGCGCACCCCGAACTCCATGCGGCCATTGAAGTATCAACGCATCATTGTTTTCTTCTGAGCCATCAATCACATCGGGAATAACAGCCCATGTAGTTTGATATTCAATCCAAGTTGCGGACCAGTCATAGTATTTTTTCCAATTTACAGGCTTTCCAACTCTCCATGCTGAAAAGGCTCCGTTATCCAGCATTACACCCTGACCAATTTGATGAACAATCTTCACATCGCCCGGATGAGCATGTGACACGCAAAAAAACCTACCAGAAAGTGTTTCAATGACACTTCTTGGGCTTATAGGAGTTCCATGATAATGAATGGTCACTACTTTGACCTCCTCATGATTTCAGAAACAATAATTGCCCCAATCATTTTTGCTGTAAGCATTATTGTGAAGGTTACAGGATTTATACTGGCGATCCCAAACGCTATTCCAGAAAAAATCACGCTATCGACCGGGACGCTAGCTGCGCTGGAGAGCAAAACCCGCTGATGCAGCGGACGACTAGACCACCTGTACACGGCATAGTCAACCATTTCCGAAATCAGAAATGCAATTGCACTTGCAGCAGCAATTTTGGGAGATGATGTTGCGAAAGAAATAGCCATTCCAACAAAAACTGGAGCAAAAATCCACTTATCACCTAGTTCTTTGTGAGAAAAATCCCTCAGAACAAGCCAAAAACCAACCAAAACAGCAAGTGGATGAAATACATATTGAGTTCCGGGTATGTTAATAACTCCTATGTACGAGAAAAGATAGTTTGTCACGGGAATTGCGGCCAAATACATTGCTGTAAATTTAAAATCTTTCATCTCCATTATCCTTTCCTGAAGTTCTCGATCAGATCCGCCGCCCTCCAGCAGATATGCTCCTTCATGTCCTTGCTTACTTCATCCTTCGTCATGTGCGGATACCAAGGATACTTTTGAGTATCCCATAATGCCTTCTGCCGTAGTGCATTTACCAAAGATTCAATCGTCATTTTCTTTCTCTACGATCAACAGTTCATAGCCCATGGCATTCACCATGGCCTTGAAGTAACTGAGCTTGGGATCTTTCCCCTCGTGCATCCATCGCTGGACCGTGGAGCGGCATACACCAGCCCGCTTGCAGATGTCCGCGATGAAGCCTGCATGATCCTCCAAGAGCACGCTCAGTTCATGAATTAGGGGATCTACCGTGTCGAGAGGCTGCTTGAAGCAGGCTCGACCAGCATAGTGCGCCCCCATGAGACGGACATCCTCCAGACGCATCCTGAGACGCGCCTCTTCCATCTCTTTACGCTGTTCAGCC